GATTTAATTCCACCTGCAATTGGTACTTCTTTAAATAGTTCTTTAATTGAGTTTATCGCTAAATTAAGGTAAGATTGATCCTTAGTTAGAATAGGTCTTCCGTCATCATCCACCACTTCCCGAACCTTTAAGTATTGGGCAATATCTGCACCTATAGCAAACCCAATAGACAATGGAAAAAGTTCTTTATATGACCAGCCCTTTATCGTGTTTGCTTTGTTCTCAGGACTTTTGAGTTCAAATCTTTTCTTCTGCTCAGGAGTCATCCAAGTTAAAGTACCTATAGCCATACCTGCCGATCCAGCTGCAAACCCCGCACCTATCATACCTGCCCCTAAAAGCATATCCGTTATAGCGTCTCTATTATAAGCTATACGTCTGCCTTTTAATTCTTTTAATCGTAGTTCTAATTCTTCTTTAGACCTTTGAAGTTCAATTCTTTCAGCTTCTGTAGTTTCTTTATGTGCTATCCTATTATCTTTATTAAGAATTCCATCCTCTACTTTTTTAATTCTAGAGTTATAAGGATTTAATAAGCGTGCTTGAGTCATTGGTATAAATGGAACGCCTACTCGTATAGACCTACCAGCTCCTCTAGCAACTACAGTTAAAATAGGAAACAATAAATGAATTAAAGCAGAAAATCCCGTGTAGTCGTTTTCTCCTCTCAAGTCCTTCACCCACTTTAACATCTTGTCAGCAATTGGGGTGTAAATTTCTTCAGGACTTAAATTAGCTACATTAGAGTCCATTAAAAGTTCTTTATTAATAGTATCCGTAGCGGTGGCGTTAACACCTTCTTGACTTAATATATCTATACCTTGATCCTTAGTCCATTTCTGCTTATAAAGCTTAGCTGCTAATTCCGCTGCTTTTTTAGGATCATCAGGTATAGCGTTATAAGCATCCTTCCACGCTTCAGACATCAACTCTGACCTTAATAACTGCCTTTTAAATCCTTCATCTATCGGTATAATACCACGTAGAGGAAGTTTCATTATTTCGTTTATTATCTTACCAACCGGCATCCGAGCAAAAATATGTTGAACACCTTTAATCTCTTCACCCCTTAAACGTTTTCTTCTTGCTTGTTCTTCTGCTGCTTCAAATAGTTTAATTGGACTGCCAAGAGATATGTCGCCCGTCCATCTGTTTATTCCAGTAGCTCCTGTGGCTCCTTCTAGGTTTTTAGCGGTCATTGCCACAGCTCTACCCGTACCTTCCCAATTTCTTAAACCTTCCCTAAGCCCATAAAGATTAGCTTTCAATGTCAAAAGAGCGTCCTGTGTTCGACTTGATTCGGAACCCCTAAACTTCTTGCTACTCATTAAATCAGCAATTGGCTCTGCCCCTAGTTTAGCGAACTGTTTAAAACTACTAGCGACACCTCCTAATGCACTAGCAACAATAGAACTCGTTTGCCATATCATCGCATAAACCCTGTTATTTTGCCACTGCCTAGCTATTCTAGTAAATTTATTCCCTACGTCGCGACCTGCTTCATTTATTGCTTGTTTTTTAGCAGCTTCATATATCCGCTCTACCCTAAAAGAATCTTCAGCAGCGTCTATATCTTTTAATTTATCAAGCATACGTTTATCAGAGTCTCGTATCTCTTGTCTGATTTTATCCGTACTCCTGATTTTCTGCGGACCTTTAGGTTTGGGTGCTAAGTGTGCTCTCATTTCCGACACTATAGCTCTACCTTCCATCTCAGCCCTTCTAGCTAATTCCTCTTTAAGTTGTTTCTTTTTAAGAGCCTCTGCCTCTAGTTCGTCGTAGAACTTAATCTGTTCTTGCGTCTCTAACAGTACAGGATCAGTTTCTTCTATCTTTCTACCTGCCCTCTCAGCTGCCCTTCTGTCTAAATCGTCGTCATCAGCAAACCGTTCTCTTCTTTCGTCTAAACGTTTTTGTGCGATAGCTCTTCTTTTACGTATGGACTCGAACATCTTAGCCTCTTGAAAATCTTCAGACATTTCTAGTCTAGCACGGTCAATCTCATCAACACGCTTACGCATATTACTTCTGAGGAAAGCGATTTCTTTATCTAAATCAGCTATTACACCTTCAGACTTTTTAGGACCAGTAGGTTTAGGAGTTACTTCTGCTCGTTGAGCACCTAAAGGTCCTGTCTCTAATTTTAATAACCGTGCTCTTTCAGCATATTTCTTTTTAAGAGTTATGATTTGTTGTCTAGCTTCTTTATAATAAGCTATCTTATCTTCTTTTTCCTTAACCCTTGGGTCTTTATCTTTAGGTTTTTTAACACCTGGTTCAATAGGTTCTTTAGCAAAAGATGATCTTAATTCTTCGAGTTCCTCATCCAGCTTAGTAAGTTGTTTGTTTATTTCAGCTTCAGCTTTAGCAGCTTGAAACTCATCAGTCATCTCAAGAGCAGCTTTGTCTATTTCTTTGACCCTACTCTTTATGTTTTTATTTAAGAAGTTTATGTCTTCGTTGACCTTCTCTAACTCACCCGAAACTTTAGTCGGTCCTTTAGTTTTAGTTATCTCAGCTCGCTGCTGTCCTAGTGGACCTGTTTCAACTTTAAGAAGTCTAGCTCTTTCTTTTAAGGCAGCTTCTAATTGTAACGCATCACGCCCCATTTCTTCGTGGGACTTTATCCTTGCTTTTAAATCGGCTATCTCAGCGTCAGCTTCAGCTTTCTTCGGTTTATCTTTAGGACGAATCTTATTTATATCGCCAAACCTTTTTTGAAGTTCTTTAAGACGCTTTTCTAATCGTGCTTTTTCTTTAGCCTGTGCTTTAGCTACCTTGTTAGGGTCTTGCAGAGATATATCAGATTCTATTACCTGTTGTTGTAGTAACTTTTTAGTCCTGTTATTTACCTGTCTGATCTTAGCTAGATACGAACCAACTTCTCTTTTATTTGTCCAATCAGGAGCAGGTCCAACTTCCTGTCTAATCTTAGTTAAGTCGCCCTCTTCAAGTAACTCTAAATATGTTTCTAGCTTGGCTTCCTCTTGTGCTATCTGTTTAGCTTCTCGCTTACCTGTCGCATAAAACTTCAGTCGATTCTCTATATCTAGTTCTTCTTCGGACTTCTCACGTCCTTTTTTAGCCTCAGCCTCTGGTCTTAATCCTGCAAATTCTTCCTGTGCTTCTCTTAGTTTCTTTTGTAACTTAGATATTATAACTTCTTGTGGTATCTCTTTCGGTTCTTTTTCAGTAGCTTCCCTTAACTTTTTCTTGTAATCTGCTGTGGCTTGCCTATCGAGTTCTTGTCCTAATCGTTTAAACTTAGGTCTAACATCTAAAGCAGTCTTTACGTTTTTAAATAAATCAACGTCAGCTTCGTTCTCAAGAGCTTGTCTAAGCGACCTTTCAACATCCCCCCAAGCATCTTGTTCAGTCATTGCTCTATCGCTAAGAACTGTTTGATAATTATACTTTGCCGCGTCTTGCCTATGTGACTGCAGACCTCTGCCTATTAAAGTTGATATGGGGTCTAGGACTTTTTTATCTATCTTTCTTAAAAAAACGACTTCATCTAAAGCAATCTCTAAAGCTCTTGTATCCTTGTTACCACTCTTTCTAAAGGTTTGTATAGCTCGTACATAGTTAGCAACAACAGCATCCCGCATTTGATTAACTTGCTGAACAATTTTTGGACCTTCTATTGTGGGAGGGAGACCTGTGGAAAAAGCTGCTTTAGTTCTATTTACTAAAACACTCAAATCACTTTCTCTTTTTAATACTTTAGGTTTGGGTGCTTCAGGTTTCTTAGGTTCTTCAACAACTTCAAGTGCTTTTGCTTCTACCTCTTCTTTTTTAAAAGCCCCAGGTTGTTGTTCTATTACTTCAGGTAAAGCGGTAGTGTCTCCTTGTTTAAGTTTATCTTCAGTTTCTTTATAAACAATTGAATCGGCTTGCCCCCCTCTACTACCATCAGGCTTTAACTGATAAGTTTTAGTTCCTTTGTATATACCATCGTGCCATTTTACTACAACTTCAACAGGGTCTCCGTATTCGTCTACACCTTTCCAAGAACTTGTTTGTACTTCTACTTTAGAATCGCCCTTTACTTCAGTAGTAGTTTGCCAACCTTCTTTACTTACTTCAGGCTCTTCTGTCTTAGGTTTAAGATCATCAAGATCAAAAGATTCATCTACAAAATTATTAGGTTCTTCATCAACAACTTCTCTCAGTGTTTCGTCAGGTGCTTCTAACTCTTCTTCTGTTAAGACTTTTTCTTCCTCAATAGGTTTAGGGTTTGCTTCAGCTTCGTCAACTCTAGCGTTCTCTTCTACTATCTCCTCTTTAACTTGTTGGTTTAATTCTTGAGCTTCCTCTACTTGTTTACGTTTGTTCTTTAATTCAGCTATCTTAGCGTTCTTTTCTTTAAAGTTTGTAGTTAAAGCGGAGAATATTCCAACACCGTCAGCTTCAGCTTGTATCTCTTTATTGATGTCATCTATCTGCTTAACTAAAGCACCGTCCATTAATTCGTTAAGTTTAACAGCCTCAGCTCTACCTGCTTTACCTTTGGTCCTCCAGTAACTGAACAAACCAACGCTTCCTTGCAAAGCCGTGTTTAAAGTACCACCTACCCCCGCGGATACCAACAAGTCTCTATACACACCTGGCTTAACGTTTCCGTCTTCGTCTAGTAAAACTTCTTCCCGTAACAGCCCAGAAACTGATTGCCTAAAAGCGGACTCAAGTGCTCCTATGGTAGCACCGCTTACAAACTTTTCTCCTGCTTTTGTTACTATTGTTCTACTTTTAAAAAAACGACCTTTCTTCGGTTGCAGGAACTTAAAAACAGGTAATCCGTCCACGATCTTGACAACAGGACTAGCGTTAAAAACACCAGCAGCCATGATCTCAGATATTTTAAGAGGTACTTTCTGTGATTTGTAATGTAACTGTATCTGTTGATTGGCGTAGTTAGATAAAGCTCCTATCCCAACCTCCGCAGCAACAAGCCCGAACGGATTCATTCTAAAAGGTCTAGCAGCCGCTTTAGCTCTGTTTAACCATTTAAGATATGCAACATGACTAGCAATCGGAGCAGTAAGTTCTACTGTAGTTCCTAAAGTTAAACCAAACCATTGTTCGCTCGTAAACTCTTCGCTAGTTCCCTGCTCTTGTTGAGGCTTAGAAAGTTGAGGGTTTTGAGCAAGTAGCTCGTGATACGTAACATCTCCTGAATCTTCGTAAGGAGCTGGCGGTCTTTCTTCTAACGGTACTGTAGATTCATCCAACTCTTCTTCTTGCTGAGGCTCACCATCACCGTACTTACTCTTTTTTAAGTCTTCAAAAGTGGGCATATTATAACGGGTCTCTAGGTCTATCTATTAAATCGTACTGAATGATCCCAAAATCTATTAAGTCGTCTGTAGTTGCAATACCTAATTCAACATATTCTTCTGCTGTTTTTTCTTCTTCTGGACTTAACGATTCACCTTCGAAGTCTTTAACTAAAATAGCAGCCCACTCGTCTAACTTCATCTCAGCTTCCAACTTGCTTCCAAACAACACAACATCGTCGGTGTCTAAACCTAACTCCGCTATCTTCTTTATGTCATTCCTGTTATACCTCGATAGACCGAAGTTGTAATAAGATAGCTTACGCTGCTCCACGTAGTTCCTTGACTCCATGTCTCTCCTATCTTCCTCTACCATTCTGCGGCTTATAGAGCTTATAGGTGATCCTCTTTTAATACGCATTAATGAAGGATACGCAACGCCTGGGGTTTTAGTTCGTACTTCTTTAATTTCTTTTTCTGGTTTTGCTATCACACGCTCACCTTTTATTGCTTCCACCTTACCGTCTGCGATTTTAGTCTCAGGTTTCATTTTTAAAGCATCTCTTTTGGCGTTAACAAGACGCAACCAACGGTCTTTTTCCTGTTGCTCTAGTTCTCTTAAAATACTTATGGTTTCCTTATCGTCTTTTGGTGCTGCGTTTCTTAATCCTTCCTGTATTCTTTCTGTCGCACTACGCTGAAACTCTCGCCCTGATGTCCCTAGATAAGTTTCGTCTATCAACCGCTCTTGAATTTCGGGACTGATTGGATCAACAGGATAAGCAGCTTCTGTCTCATACTTCATCATTTTACCGATAGAGGAGCTAACACCCTTGTAGTAATTAGAATTTAAAACAGCTCCTCTTCCTTCTGCCTCGATACCCAGCTGATTTAACTTATCCCAAGATTCGTAGTTTTTCTTTTGACTTAATATAAACTCTTTAACTGTGGGTGGTTTATCTGTCTGACTTTCAGACCACGCTAAAAACTCTTCTTCCTGTTCCTTTTTGTAATCATCTGATAAGTTCTCAGGCATTCGGGGCCGTTCTACTACATCCTGTCTTACTTTGTTTAACCTTGATCTGTTACCTATGTATAATTCTACAGCTAAATCAGGAGCATCAGGTGATTGAGAAAGTTCAGACAATTTATTTTCGTAGGCAGCTAAGGGATTAGAACTGCTTATAATCTCATTTGCCGTTCCTTCCAGCAAGTTTGGGTCATCTGCTAAATCAGAACTCAAAAGTTTCAAACTGCTTTTTAAAGCTGACATTTGGTTCGGTTCTATAGCTCCACCAAACTTCTCCATTCCGTACAAACCGATTAAAGCTGACTCATAATAACCAGCATAGTTTGCTTGCTGCGTAGTTTTAGATACTGTTCGTTGCTTATCTTCCTCCTCAGACAAACTAACACTATAATCATTTAATTTTTCTTGGTTTACAGCTGAACCAAACGCACGCCTTCCGTCTACCTTAGTCAACGACATAACGTTCATAAGAGAGCGAGCGTCCTTATATCTGCCTTTAGCTTTTAATGTATCCAATGTAGCAAAGAATCCATTCTCCAGTATACGCTGACGATCCATTGCGTCGTCTATACCGTTCTCTTTTAAAAGCACTTCACGACCCTCAGCAATTGATTGTATATTTACTACATCTATTGGACCCGCAGTAGCAGCACGAAGCGTTTCCATTAACTGCACATTCTGTTGGTCGATGACATATTTATCCTGTGCTTCTTCGTGCTTTTCTAATGCCGTTGTCTTCCACTTAGGAATAATAGAACTGATTAGTAACTGAGAAGGTAAACTGTTTACTACATCCTCCCCCAATGAATCAGTAATGCCTTGCAGCACTTCTTCTATCCTCGTGTCAAGTTGTTGAGATGCCTCTGCTTTACTCGTGTATTTCTCAACGTCTAGTATCTCACGTTCTACATCACTTAAAAACGGAATCCATTTATTGTTTAACTCTTTTTTTAAATTAGCTTCATGGATACGCTGTTGTTTAGCTAACTGTCTTTCAGCCTCTGCCTGTCGTCTTTGTTCTTCGAGTTGTTGCTCTTTAAACTGTGCAGCTTTACCACGTTCTAAAGCTTGAGTACGCTGTTGCTGTTGTTGTACAATACCTGCGTAACCTTTTGTTAGTAGTCCCACTTGCTCTAAGTTACCTGCAAGTTGTAATAAATTATTAGTACCCGCTTTGGGTTGAGAGATACCGTAGTTAAAACCAGGTAGAGCTACAGGAGCAACAACTGGTGCTTCTCCTACTCCTTGTACTTGTTTTCGTGGTGTAGCCATTATCAGGTTTGATTATCAAAGTTAACCATAAACGGATTAGTGTATTGGTCAGTCTCAGGCATATAAACAGAAATACCTGCACCTGTGTCTATAGCAGGAGGACGTGCAGCTGATTGCATACCTTGGTATAAACCATAAGCACCTAGTCCTGCTTGTACTCCTTGCAGTGCTGCCCCTAAACCGCTTGGTTTTTGTTCTTCTTGCTCTATGCCTATAAGTTCTTGTTGAGAAGCTAACTCTATTTGTTGTAATCCTAAACCACGCCTAAGCTCTAAACGTTCTTCTTGTGTTGTTAGCCCTGCCAAACGTGCAGCTTGTTGTCTTCTTAGGTCGTCCATTAAATGCTGAACGGATACTCCTGATACACCTGCTTGACCTGCCGCCACTCTTGCGGTCGATAAATCTGCTTCAGTCTTCTTACTTACTAGACCTTTTTCTTGAGCAACTGCTTTTCTCTGTTGAGAAGCCTCTATCTCTGCGGATGTTCTTTGATAAGCTTTCTTTTGCCGTGCAGCAGCAGCAGCTTGAGCTTGGTATTGTGCTTGTTGTTTAGCTTGTCGCCTAGCACCTGCGTAACCCACACCCGCTGACGCAACGCCTGTGGCTGCACTAATACCCGCAATAACTAAAGTAGGACTACACATATTACTTTCTCTCTAATATAAATGACATATACCCGTCGAACTGGCAATCGCTAAACTCAGCACCTAACCACTTCAACCACTTGACACTCAACTCGTTAGTCTTCATCACTACATTTGTTAAGCAATCGTATCCGATCATCAAGTCATCCATCCACTTCTTCGAGTTAACTACGAAATACTTCTTAACTTCTACTAATCTACGAGTACCCAACAACCAAGCAACGCCTACATTACCTGCATTCGTAACACCGAAGCTACAGTATAAACCGTTTTCGTCTCTTAAAGAATACACCTTCTCACTTGTTTCAAATGACATATACACAGCATCTTTAGGGTGGTGCATCAATCCGATACACTCCATCATATCCTCTTCCCTCATGTTGTCGTACAACGCAAAAGCATCTATGTCACGCTGTGCTGGTTCTATTCTAAGACCCATATCTTCTACTCCTCGGTATAAACATCGATTCAAATTCTGCAGCTAATAGCTTAACTGGCAAGGCTGAATCGCTCTTTACTTCAATTGTTACTTCGTTTGGTTGTGCTTGTACTGCAAATCTAAAGTGTCCGTCTTGTGGTTTAAACTCATTCAACGATAGGTTAGCTCCTACTATGTCAGGATTAAACACATACTTGTAAGTGTCTCTGTATAGAGGAGTTACTTCTACTGTAAAGTGTCCTGTGTCTGCATAGTTCAAGCTACCGTTCCGTATTGTTTGGAAGGTGTAATCAGAAGCAGATCGTCCTCCTCTTTCAGTAGGTTGCTTGAGTGATTGATTGGAGAACCTGTACAACATATTGTACGGCTTACCTATAAAGAAGTACTTGTCGTTGTTATAGAAGTTACCACTAGACCATATAGTAGCAAAGTTAACATCAGAGTTAACAGTCCATTTATCACTTGTAGCAGGACTATCAGAATCAGAAGCAGTATGAGTCTCTACACATTTATAGATAACACCTTTACTGTAAGCAGTAGCAGCTGTCCAATCAGGAGTACCGTCAGGAACCTCTGTTACTTCTCTCCAGTTACTCGCAACAAAGTCAGAGCCTGAAGTATGAGCTGTTACACAGTAGTAGAGTTTACCGTCATAAGATACATAATCACCGCTTCCATCATCAGCATAACTAGCTAAAGTACCTGTAACACTGATAGAACTAGAACTAGCTATACTCACCGCTCTCTCTGTTCCTATCTTTGTATATAGTTCTAATCCTGTCGTGTCGTAAGGTATACCGCTAATGGTAGTCTTCTTAGTAGTAGGATTATATAACGATACGGTAACATCTTCTCCGTCCACTCTGCTATCAAGATATAAACTATAATCTAAACCAGTGTCCTTTAATCCGTCCTCTAAGGTTAACGATTCAAGGTGTAGTCCTTCTGTATCAGATGTAAGCATAAACAACTTACTGTCTATAAAGTCACACCCTACGATGTCACGCTCAAAAGTAAACTTCATCCAAGCACTCTGTATCTTCTCCTTGTTACTCCAGAAGTACTTATATACAAACAGAGTCTTCAGATCATCATCAGTAGTTATAACAAGTGTATTCTCAGTAGGACTACCTACGATACGAGTAGCTTTCTTACTGATGTACTTAGGTATCTGTTGAGTAATCTCTTCAGCGTTGAATGTCTCAGTGTTGTTATCGACAAAGTATTCATACACACCTTCGTAATCATTCCGTTGAAAGGTGAAGTATATATAGTTACCTACTGCTAATGGATTGATACTGTCTGATATATCGTACTCAGTAACAGGAGATATAGCTACCGTCTTAGGACTTAGTATATCTGCACCTCTCAACACAAACTGTGACTGCTTACTGAATAACATCAGCTTCTCTTGGAACGGTATAGCGTGTTGTAGTACTGCTACTTTTGTGTGACTGAGTCCTACATCTATAGGTGCACTGTCTAACAACTGTTGAGTAGTAGTACGGAAGAAGTTAAAGTAAGCATCTGCTTCACTAAAGATAACAGCGTTGTTAGTCAGGAATCCTAGACGGTTCTTAAAGAAGAAGATGTCATTGATCGTCTGTCCAACAAAAGAAGGGAAAGGATTAGTGAATTCGTCACCTGCTTGTCGTGATACATAACCTGCTAAACCGTTATTGTATCTCTTATCAACTTCCCAATCAGGTGCTGTAGTAAACTTAGTAGTAGGTATCCAATACTCTTCCCAATCTGCTCCTGTTCCAGGCTCTGTAGCAGCAGTTGAAACGTGTTCTTCTACTAAGTTATAAACCGTACCGTTATTTTCTACTGTCCCTACTAATTCGTTGGGAGTCTGTACTAAAAATTTATTAACACTACCATCCCCGTTGAACTTAGGAACAATAGTAACAGGCATAGTCTTGTTGTTTAAAGTAGTATCTATGCCTTCCAGTTCAGCAGCTGCTCTTATATCTGTTCCCCAACCCACCGTCTCTATCCAACTACCTTCTCCGTACTCTTCTTTATCTTTTGATTCAAAGCGTACATAGTAATCGTCTTGGGCTATATCAGCATCACCACGAACTTTCACACGGAAACCACTAAAGCACCGCTTAGGTAAGTCCACGATACTGTCTACTTCTTTATAAGCTACACCTAAACCTTGATTAGCTAAACCGTCTTCGGTCCTTATCGTAAAGTCTTGGTCTCCCTCAATCTTAATAACAGCTCCTTCTCTTTTTACTGTATAATTAGTAGCTAAGAAACTGTTAGTAAAAGTCGGCATAGTACCGTGAGCACCTGAAGTAGTGAAGTTACTCTTATAAGATTCAGTATACGACACTCCTTTATTACGAGCACGAGATGGCCATTGATAATGATAGAATACTAAATGCCTTGTTATCGTCAGCTTTAAAGTGTCGTTCGCTAAAGCGTTGTCATAACCTGTTCCGTGATGTGTTAACTCGCTGGAGCCAACAATTCCGTTCTTAAAAACAACCGTACCCTTCGCTCCAAAACCTATCTGATCTCCGTATGTTTGCGTTACAGAATCGTAAGAATCGTACTGATCTATAGAAAACTCATACTGAACGTTAACATATCCTTCTTTATAAGCAGGTAACTCTGTTCTTCCGCTGTCGTATTCCCAAGGTGTAGCACCTCCTGGACTAGTTAACAAAGCAGAGCTTATACGTTTGTCAGATGTTAGGTAAGTGCTTAAAACTGTCTGTAAAGCTTCTGCTATGTATTCAGTGTCAGCGTGTAAACCATTGCCTGAGCCTAGCGATTTATACGTGTGGCCGTCGTTGTGCGGAGAAGCGTCGTCGATTACTTTCCCGTCTAAATATATATCGTAATGCTTCTCGTAATCACCTAGCTTAACAAAGACTAACGCTTCGTACTTACCTTCGTCGTTTACTATTGTCTTACTCTTCAGATCAGGAGAGTTACTTATTTCAACTTGCTTACTCTTATTAACAAGAAAGGTATAGTCAGCTACCGTCAAAGCTCTTACTTCTTTAATCGGTTCTGTTATACTGCTTAGGTAAGTCTGAGCAATAGAAGTAGTAACAACAGGAATAGAAGTACCTAGTGATAAATTGTAAGCACTGACGCTACCACCTAACGATACATTGATAACGTACTTGTTCTTCTCGTCCCGTTTAACAAAGTGAGTGAATAGATTAGTAGGCTGACTACTGTCTACATTCTTTAAGTAGCTAGTGTGTGGTCTCTTTACCAAGCCTTCAACAACAGTAGCCCAAGCGTTTATCTGCTCGTCACACTGTCCAGGGTATCTTAGGTTATCGGGTTGTTGTGATACGCCCTGAGCTAAGTTGGGTACACTGTTAACTAACAGAGGCATTATCTATCAAGTACTCGTAAGACGCTGTAGTTGTCGAAGATCGTTCTGTCGGCTGCTTCAGAGTCAGCGTCAATAGCACGTGCTTTAGCTTCTATCTCATCACGAGTAGCGAAGCCTTCTATCTCACGACTACCTAAGAAACGAGCAGCAAATATACGTGCAGCTTTAACTGCTATATAATGTCTGAATTGTTCAGGTAGTTCTTCAAAGGGTAAATCAAAAGTAATGGAGGCTTTAACCTCCTTGGACCATACATCCGTGTGATTCTTGCGGTCGTATAATTTAGTACCGCGTTGCACAGGATCAGTGTCCGTATAAAGTTGTGGGTCAAGATCAACTCGTAACGTATTGTTAGGTAGTATAATCTTACTGTCGAAAGTGTTAGGAGTAAGAACGTATTCGTGTTCTGTATTGAAATGCCATCCTTCTGATTGTACGGCTCGACTCGTCTCGTCTAATGTATTCTCAGCTTGAACAACGGTAACTGGTACTGCTGTTCCTCCTAGTGAGTTGACGGGTGCTTCTCCGATGACGCTAATCATCGTGTTAACTGCATTGAGTTTAGTTGTCAGAGCCATAATAAAAAGGAATCTCGGAGAAGGGAGCGGAACGAATCACAGACCTCCCAACACCGAGAGAAAGTAGGTTAAGCTACTAGTTCGATAGCACACTCAGGACGGAGAACTCCGTGACCCATTGCGTACTTAGCGACAAACAATGTACCTTGACGCTCAATCTGATATTCAGACTCAGTAGCAAGATCAAGTAGTTTGACGGTTCCTACAGCAGCAGAGTGAGAAATGATTCCCAAGCTGTTACGGAAGTCTCCGTTGTATCCTACACCACCAGCACCAAACACGTCATTAGCAGAAGACCCGTCTCCAGTAGAAACAGCTGATAAGTCAGTTGATGGGATGTGGTTAGATTTAAGAATGCTGATTCCAGCGATCTGTGGTATTTGTCCTGAAGCAAGACTTCCTTGACCACCGATGTCAGAGTTAACAGCAGAAACAAGGCTGAAGCTATTAGAGCTGTCTGCACCTGTTACTAACTTGTAGTACTCTTGTGGACGAAGAACGCAGAAACGACCGTCACTAGGAACGTCATTCTCGTCAAGCTTCTGAGCAGCAGTAAAGAAAGCAGCAACAAGGTCAGCACCTGTAGTTGCAGCAACTGTACCTGGCGTATCAGGAGCAGAGAAGTCGTTATTAGCTACGTCAAGCTGTCCACCTGAAACGCCTACTTGAGTCAAGTTAGCAGAATCACGAGCAGCTGCACAGAATACTTTAGCTAAAGCAGTATCGAAACGTTTAGCAAGAGCCTTACCCAACTCGTTAGCGTAGACGCTGCGGATGTCGTAGTGGTTCTTAACGTCGTCGATGTTAGCTAAGAAAGTAGAAGCAACAAGCATCTTATCGATGGTGATGATCTTCTCAGTCTTAGCGATGTCGCTCAAGTAACTGTTACCTCCGTCAGCAATGTTCTCGCCTGGAGTGTGGTAGTTAGCCGAAGCAATACCCGTTACTGGGAACTGTGCGGACTTACCGTTTTCGATCGTTCTGATTGTATGTAGTGCCTTGAATACGTTGGACTCGTCGAATGTTTGCAGAATCTCTCCAGAAAATTTCTTGAGAAACAAAGCATCGTTGTCAGCTCCACCTTCAATAAGACCTACGCGACTTGGGGATGTATTTCCATTTGCCATAATATATAGTCTCCTATGTTTTTGTTGTTGATATAGTTAGTTGTTGGTTGGTTGACTCTTACTTCTTTCGTGCTCACAGGATTGTCTACCGCAGTAGGTCTAGGGACTAATTGTCGCAATCGTCTATAAATTATATATGTTACCGATTACTATAAGACCAATAAATACACCAATTGTCAACACTAGTGCTTTCTCTCTAGTCTTTAAGCCACGGTATATCCGCAGTAATCGCTTAACTTGAAACTCCATTCTTTGTCTTCTTGTGAACGTACCTCGTATATATGATCGGTATGACATTCCATAAGACTACACCCACGAGGCATAGTTTTAGCAAGCCATAAATTTCTGTCAACATACCGTCAAAGAAGCCATCATCCATAGATTCGTCTAGCTGATTCTTAACAAGTTGCTGTACATCTCCCTCACTTAACGCCTTTACTTGATCCGTTAAATGTTTGTTTTCTTCCACATATTTGGATACTTCTCCCACTCCCCATCCGAGGGCAGCACCACCAGCAGCAGCACCAGGACCACCAAGGCTACCAACAGCAGCACCACCTGTGGCTCCTAAAGCAGGATAGAATGAAGCCTTGGAACACCCGTTAAAGAAACTCCCGAAACTTAATAAAACGAGATAAAATAAAATACGGATGTGTCCAAGGCTTCTCACACATTATTAATATATAGAAAGTACTAGAACTTACTCACTGAGAGTCGTCTGTCAACTTCATTATGATAAGCTTTATCGCCACTCTTATATCGAGGGTCTGCTTGAGCACGAGCTAACTCCTGCATAGATTGATAAGGCATTGTAGATGAACCACTTAGCCCTCCTTGTACAAGCTGTGGTTTAGAACCGTTAGCATTTTGAAACCTTGCGTATAATCCTTGGACTGCTAACTTAGCTTGTTGTACTGTGCCTGATGTAACGGCTTCATCGAAAGTGTCGATCTCTTCTTGCGGTAATTGTTCGTTGGCCCATTCAGCCATAGCATCGTAGTCATTACCTGCCACTCCTTTGATCTGTGCTTCTTCTGTTTGCAGTAAAGCTTGTTGACCAGCAGCGTAACTATCGACGATGTCACGAGGCAATCCTATCCCTTCAAGTTTCTTATAAGTGTCTTCGGAAAGTTTACCATCATTAGCAAAGAACTCCTGACTAGCTTCAACAACAGCTTCGTTATAATTACTAACTTCTTCTGTGGACTCATCTTGTTGTTGTTCTTCTTGATTAACTTGTTGTTCAACTTCTTCAGGGTTATTAGCTCCGATCTTTGCTTCCAACTCGGTGTATGATTTAGCCATAGCTTCCGCTGATGCAAACTTTTCAGGTAACCACTCAGGACGCTCTTGTGTTTCCTCAACTTGTGACTCCTCTTGTTGAACTTCAACCGCTTCTTCAGCTTCGGGTTCGATCTCATTCGGTGCTTTATCGTTTATCTCTACTCGGTGTAATTCTGCCATTGTATGTTATTCCTCTGGTGGTGGTTGTTCTTGTGTTGCCATGTACTGCTCTTGTGCAGCATTGATAGCAGGTGCTACAGCAGGTCCACCCAACTTCATCATCATCTCTTGTTGTTGAGCTTGTTGCATAGCTTGTTCAATTTCTTCCTGCGTCTTAATAAGACCTTCAGTTTCAATACCAAGAGCAGTAGCACGACGCTTAAAGTAATCAGATACATTGAGGTATTGTGTTACTGCTTGTGGTCCTACTATTTGGTTAGCACCTGCAAGGAATAGATCAAGTCTTTGTAAGTCGTTACCTCTACCTAAAGCTTCAACACCAGTAACTATAGTAGGCTTAACAATATCTTTAGGTAGCTTAGGTAGTCTCTTCTCTTTGGACATCTTATCCATCAAGCGAGTAACGATAGGTAGTTGTAGTTCTTGTGACAACAGAGAGTAGAGACCGCCAAGGGCAGCTTCCAGTTCTTGACTGAGCATTCTTATTTCCTCAGCGGTCACTCTCTCAGCGTCTCTAACAACCCCACTTGTCAGAAGAAAGGCTTGGCTCAATCTATCCGTAATACCCTGCATAGTAGTCTGAGCAGTACGGAAGTCATTGAACTTATTAAGTTGTAACACAGATACATCTCCGTCAGACCCTTGTACGATTGCACCATTAGGAGCTTCAGCTAATGTCCTGGCTCTAGTTGTACCGTTAGGATTAACCATGAACAATACTTTAGCTGCTGCTGCACTACCTTCTACGATAGCTTTTGTTAATGCTTCAAGGGACTTGATGTCTCCGATGTACTCTTCAACAAAACCTCTACCGTAGTCTTCACCATCTATCTGAGTGTAGCGTAGTGGTAACCAAGGTGACTTATCAATAGGATACTCACCGATACTTTCCTCGATGACCATACCTTTGACGTCTTGTTTTACTTTAAATTTATCTCCTTCTCGGATGACTGAAGTGTAGAGGTCGCAAGTATTCTCCTTCTCTTGACGGTATACTTCTTCTCTTACACTCTCAGGTAACATCATAGGTGCTACTGTTTCTTTGATAGCTATATGTGTTACGTTACCCATAGGGTCTCTCTTAACTACATAGCGATCTAAACGGAACACACGCATACCACCTTCATCGGGTAAGTACAATAGACTGTTACCACTGATAAGTAAGTTCTTCAGTGCTTGGAATATACCGTTCCTAAAGTTCTGTATCTCAACCTCTTGTGAAACACTACGCTCCACATCAGCTAATGCTTTCTCTAAGTCAGTACGTAACTGCTCTGCTCCTTCTGGTCCTAGCTCAGCCTTGGCTTTATCTAACTCATAGCGATCTATGACTAGACGGAAGAAGGGTGCGTTAGGTGGAAGTAGTGCAAGCAATAACTTAGACGACAAGTTAAGTACACCTCTAGCTCCTATACCTTGATAAGGTGTGTAGTATTTAGTAGCGAAGTTGTGACCGTCAGGTGGTAGAACATAAGGTAGAGTCAACTCAGAAGAAGTACGACCTCTATCTAAGTATGAGTACCGTTGGTTCTCTAAGCTGTGGTAAAGTCCTTGTGCTGTTTCTTCCATCTATCTTATGTCCCTGTGTAGTACTGCCAATCCGTACCATCGTAGACATATATGCGAACAACATCAGAAGCTAAGTAAGTAGTACCAACAGGGTCACCCGATCTAGCTTCTATGTTTGCTTGTATATCGTAGTAGGCTTGAAAGGTGTTATCAAAATTATCTAACGGGTAAGTAGTTCCCCAACTCGGTACAACAAATTGAGAGGGATTATTAAACTCCGATGGAGAAGGCATGACTTAAAGTCCTTCAACGGAACCCGTAGCAAACACATCGTAACTTCCGTCTGTGTAAGCTGTGATCGAAGCTCTTATCTTTTCGTAGTGTCCGTGGTCATCTCTGATTAGAGTGTTACCTGTGGCGACGATAGTACGACTGTCTACTGTTCTCCAGACATCACCGATATAAGCTTCAATTGCTACAGTAGCTCCTGAAGTTACACCTGTTGATTCTATACAGTACGTCCAGCCCTTAGACCTTTCGACACTAAATGAACTACCTGCCGCAGCTGAAGTACCTGCTGAAAGTAGAGTTAGTTTTGCGAGAGAGCGAAGCATGATTTATATCCTTTTGTTATTTGTTACGATGAAAGCTGTACGCCTGTGTCACCACTACCACCCATAGCTACAGACGGACGACGAACTGTCAACTGAGCCGTACCTCTACGACGCTTCTGCTGTGGTTTAGCTTGACGACTAGACACTGCTTTCTCTGCTAAAGGTAGCGGAGGAGGAGGCGGTGCAGGAGGTGGAGGTGGTGCTGGAATTTTAGGCGATGACATACACATAGTATTAATCCTTGGTAATAATGTTATCTTGAAGTTGTTCGTCGTATATATTTTTTAAGTAGTTAATTACACTACGTTGTCCTGCTTTATACCATACCATTCTCTCTTCGTCTGTCAAGAGGGGACATTTATCAGGGTACAACTTGTCAAGCTTATCTATCAAATCTTTGCTGAGAGCAGGGAGTACTAGTTCGTCATTCATCTATACCTTCCGTCCATACATATATAGGTGTCATCTCTCCTACATAAGCACACCCTATGTTGTGGTCGAAGTACTCTATAGCTTCTTCCATACTCATCTCATCCCGTATCATTAGCGTCTCGATTATTCTTTCTATAGAGTACACCATCCTTAGCTTCTTATAATCCTGACCTATAATAGCTTCGTCGTGTCCGTCTACTTTAAGTGGTTCGTCACTTGTCATCGTTCTCTATATCATCTAGTTCTAGTGGTAAATTACCACGCTTTATCTGATCCTTGATCCATATCCAAGCAGTAGCATTCCAGAGTATAGCACCTGCGTGGTCTTCAGAGTTGTCTCCTTCAGCTAATGCTAACAGGTGCCTGAACATACTGTCGTACAGTCTTGTTAACGGGAATCCTTTTCGCCAGTTGTTGTCTCCATAAAGCTTTCCGCCATCTTCAAATCTTTTGGCGAGCGAGCGTAAGGCGATCGGAGGTATAAGGCTGGGTCGTCCCCGTCCAATGTCCCCGTCACGTTTAGCCCCTGTGGTGAAATCTTTAGTATATCCTTGGTTTGGTAGTTTCTCGGTGTCCATAGTTTTTTAATAGTATTAGTTCTGAAGCTGTAGTTATCTGCTCGTAGTAGTCGTGCCATCCAAGCGTTCATTAATGCGTCTTGTTCTGTGAGTCCTGCTTTCTCGTAAGCTTTAACAACTGTCTCCCAAGTGTATCCGTCTTTGTCCAATAATTTTTTAGCCCCAACTGGACCGACTCTAGGTACACCACTGAATCCATCTGTTGCATCTCCCATTATGGTTTGCATCAAGTGAAAGTTATCTGCTTCCTCTTCTGTTGGATGGTGGTACTCTCCTTTGTTGTAGTCGTAGAAGACACCAGGCACTGACTTAAAATCTTTATCGATGCTGACTATAACAGTCTCCTCATCCATCTCTTTGTCAGTAGCTAGTATAGATATAACATCATCAGCTTCTAAGTTAGGCCACATCTGTCCGTCGAACTCCTCGATGATCCACTGCTTAACTTGTCTAAGTATGATCGGCAGTCTGCTCTTTGATCTGTTAGCTTTGTAGTCAGGGTTCAAGATGCGTCGGAAGTTAGCACGATCAGTCAAGCACATGACAACTCTATCTGTCTTCATCATGTCCTTGAACTCTTCCACTCTGTTAACGACACGAGCTTTAGCCATTGCCATGTCAGCGTGTACCGTCCACATCTCCTCCTTCCACTCGATTGATTCTTCTGCAACAATAGCTGCTTCAAACGCTAGAACATCAGCGTCTATTAATAGGGTTGTTTTCTTACTCATAGTATAAGCTCCAGTTCTCTTGGTATTTTTTATATTTACTTTTTGATGTGTGCTCAGGGTTTAGCTTGATCGATACACCGTTGATTTCATTGCGTGGTATCATCCACCACATCTTCGCAGGTCCAACATAACAACCTACCACATCAATCGAATCACACATAGGGTCTTTGTTCCTGCATCCTGCACTAGTATTAAGTTGATAGCTTTCACCTGGTGTCTTTGTGTTAGTCGATTTAATCTGTACCTTGAGTGTACCTGCTGGACAAGTGACGATGAAGTCCCAAGGCATAGGTGTAGTAGGTACATGAGGTTCGAAGTTACGCTCTAAGCATTCAGTTATAAACCTAGACTCTGCTATCGCACCAATTCTTTGTGATTTAGATGTTGGCATATCTTGTTGTTGTTGTTTCCAATCCCACGGGACTTCTAAATCGATGGTATCGTAGAGGTTAGCCAAACTCAAGTAGTAATCGTATTCAACTTCTAGTGTGTCTGTGCCCATGACTCTCCTATCTTAGCTTCACCATCAAGCATTACATTTAACTTCAACTCTAGTCCTGCTGCTTTGATAGCCAAGACTGCCAACTCACCGAAGTGCTGTGCTTTTTCAGGTAAGACTTCTGCTTGGAACTCATCATGTACATTAGCTACAAAGCTGTACTCTCTACCGTGTTGCCACTTCATTGAGTTCATCTTATGAAACAGTTGTATCAAAGCTACCTTCATACACACAGCACCTGCACTCTGTAACAACATATTAAGTGCTGAGTGACTAGAGCGAACAGGCAGTACTCGACCATCTAATCCAATCAGTTTACCTTCAGCTGCTACCTTCCTCTGTACAGCTTCTTGTAACTTCTTGAGTGCAGGTAGGTTGTTCAAGAACTTACGCTTTAACATCTGTCCTTCTTTAGCAGAACCTCCTACTATCTCTCCGATCTTAGCGTCACCTGCTCCGTAAAGAAAAGCGTAGATAAACGTCTTGGCTTGGTCTCTTGTCTCCAGTCCTGCTGCTTGTTGGTTAAGTGTATGGATGTCTCCTTCTACTACGGTCTTGGCGTAAGCACCTTTGTCGTAGAAAGCCAAGTAGTGAGCAAGCATCCGTAGTTCTAACCCTGCTGCATCTGTGCCAACTAACTTGTATCCTTCACCTGCTTTGAATAGATCACGACACTCCTCACCGTATTCAGCACGACACGCAGGTACTTGTGCTACATTAGGATTCTGATGTGTACATCTACCTGTCACTGCACCGTTAGTGTTGACTCTACCGTGTATCCGTCCGTCCTTCTGTAGTTTTAACCACGCTTGATTGCCTTCTGCTAGTTGTCCTAACCTCTTGGTAACTAACAAGTAATCACACAGTACCTCAGCGAACGGATGGTCTATACCTCTAAGTACACCTTCATCTACCTTCGGAGTCTTAGCGTCAGGTTCTATAGGTAAGTCAAAGCCTAGCTCACTGAATCGTTCTGCTATTTGCTTACGGCTACCAGGATTAAACACAGTAGTCTTAGTCTTAGGAGCCATCTTCACAGCTTGTTTAAGTAGTGTTTGTTTCAGCCCTCTACTCTTTAACTCCTCCTTCAATTGAACCTTGGTGACACCACATATTATCTCAACACCATCGTCTCGTTTGATTTCTAATGACCAACCACTAGGAGTCTTCATCTCTTCTGTCTTAGATGGAAACTCTTTCTGTAATCTATCCAACAGATCAGCACGACGACTAGCTAACACAAGCTCTAGCTTTTCTGCTTTATCTATATCAAACGCAAAGCCTTGCTTCTCTTGTAGTCTCATGAGGAAAGCGAACCAGTGTTCCAGTGCTAACATCTCACCGCTAGGTTCTTTCTTCATCAAGTAATCAAACAGCAAGTGTGTTACAACTACATCACGCTCACAATACTTACGCATCTCGTCGTTGTAGCTGTCGAACGCACCGTCCTCTTCACCGTAAGTTAACTTGGTCAGCTTGCTCATTCGTTTACCCCAAGCTTTCAGTGAATGGCTGCCTACTAAACTCTTGTCAAAGTCCTTACGTAGGAAGTCATCGCTCCTTACATCAGCTACTATACACTTAGCCATGACCATCGTATCTAGTATCCGTATCAAAGGAGGAGCAAAGCCGTACAGTTTAGACAGAGCAGGTAGATCAAACCCTATGACATTATGTCCACAGATACGATCTGCTTTAGCTAACTCTCTTAGTCCGTTCTGTATGCCCTCACCGTGATAGGTTACCATCTTGGCGTTCATTGGTTCGTAGATAGATAGACAGTGAACCGTCTTTAAGTCAGACAAGTTCGACCAGTCCTCTATCGCATTTGTTTCTATATCAAAGAATAGTGTTTTCATGATGCAATGTAGTCAACCATCCTAGCATCCTTAAATGCTTGTTCGAGCTTGGTTAATACTTCATCGTACTCCTTTTTATAAGAGTCATGTACTACTATATCTCTCATAGGTGCAAGGTCGCTAGGTTGTAAGGCTATACCCATATCTATAAGTTCATCTGGATTCTTAACACCGTACACATTTTCTCCCAGTCTGCCCCTATCGACCCACTGCTGTTCTATAGCGTTGTGTAAAGTGTAGAAGTTTCTGAAATAATGTTCTTCGTAATCCTCTTTCCTACTACCAGATTTATTGTAGTCCTTTTGTATATATATTGACTGATCTAGTCCCATGTTAATTGTTCTCCTTGTTTAGAATGGTTGGTTGTTAGTTGTTGTTGTATCTTCGAACACATTGGTGTCCTCCTTGTATCGTCCTGTGTCGTGGTCATAACCAAGAGTAGTACAATGTCCTGTCTGTCCGCTGAATCTATTCTTCAACACACGAACGCGAGTCTCATTGCTTGTTGTACCTGCCTGTTGATTACGTTCCAATCCAATTACCATGTCACTTAGCTGTGCGATTGCTTGACTGCCACGTAGATGGTGAAGACTTACTCGTCCTCCTTCTTCGTGACCATTGTCTACTCGCTTTAGATGTGATACTAATATCATTCCACATCCTGTCTCTTCAACTAGACTTCTAAGTTTAGTCATGGTGTTATCGATCAGTCTTCGCTCATCGTCTCCTTGGATACCACTGATAACAATCGATAGATGATCTAAGAATATCCACTTACAATCGAATCCTTTAATCAAGTATCTAATCTTACTCAGTAGGTTGTCACTATCCATCGATCCGAAGTGGTCGTAGGTATAGAACTTACCGTTACCTACCGTCTCTTCAAATGCAGGTAACAAAGCTTCTTGTTCTACCTCATCCTCTTCTAAGTGTAACGGTTTGTTCAAGTGAATACCCATGATACCAAGACAAGTACGCCTGACGGATTCCTCCAACGCTATATAACCTACCGTCTCGCCAAGACCCAGTAGATGATGAGCTATCTCACGACAGAACAGAGACTTTCCTATTCCACTGCCCGCGCATACCGTAACTAATTCTCCTAGTCTCATGCCGTGGGTTAACTCATTCAAGCTGAAGTAAGGATAAGGTACTGCTTTGTGTTCATCGCGATTGCTCACTAAATCCCACAACTCTTTACCGTTTACTATTCCGTCAGGTCGGTACTCTCTTGCATCATATAAACAACTGATCAAGTCCTTCGACTTACCACTGGTCAACATATCATTCGGGTCTTTCAGTGGTAGTTCTGCTATGTATCCCTTGCCAGGAGTGAGGAGTGCTGCACATTCAGCTGCCCCTTTCCTTCCGACATCATCCATATCAAAACAGAAGACTACTTTCTCGTACCGTTCTAACCAATCGATAGCTTGTGCTACATATTTTTTTGCAGCTCCTGCACCATTAGGTACGGACACTACAGGCCACTTGTTATCCATAGCTTGACTGACACTGAGTGCATCGATCTCTCCTTCAGTGACAACCACTCGTCGTCCACCGTCTCGCCACAGGTGCTGACCGTACAATCCCATCAGCTCACCCTTCACTGCGAACTTCTTATCTGCTCGCCTGATCTTCTGACCTACAGGTTTACCGTCTCGTGTCTTATAGTTAGCTATCTGTACCCACTCACCTTGGTCCTTACCTACCCAGTATCCCCACTTCCGACACGTTTCTTCTGTCAAGTTTCGACGTGCTATAGCTTGTGGTTCTCCGTTAATGAAGCTTGTTGGTGTTGGTGTCGTAGTCATACGTTGTCCTCCGCTTCGTCCACTATGATCTTGGCAACTGAAACAATAGGAGCTTCCGTCGTCGTTGAAGGCTCGTGCATCACTTGACCCACACTTGTCACAGGGTTGATGTGCTTGGATGATAGCCATGATTTAGGTATAACTTTGTTTGCATATTTAATTCCTTTCTTTTCGCACCAATGAGCGTAGGATGTTGAGCTTCCTTTTCGTATCTTGTTAGCTGCATTCATGAACACCATTCTTATATCAAGGTGTGGATGTTGCTCGCGGATTAACAGATGTTTTGTCCTGTCCTCCGTGACCCATAACCCCTTGGCTTCAATGATGATGCCGTTAGGGAGTATGAAGTCAGGAGTGTAAGTCGATACTTTTTTATACTCAAGTTGTAATGTCTCGTATTGAAACTCAACACCACTACGCTGTAATTGATTTGCTAGTTTAGCTTCGAATCCAGAACGATAATTAGAAGTTCGCTTTGACGGTCTCTTCTTCTTCGCTTGTCTCTTCGGCATCGAATACTTGGTCAAGGGTTTCACCGCCATTTGCTACGTATCCTTCTTCACTGGTCAA